GGAGATTTGCTAGATAAATATTATAAATTAACTTCTAAAAATTTCTCAATGAGTGGATGTATACCACGTATAGATAAGCAATTAAGAATATTTAAAGATCAAATTACGAGTTTATCAGGATATCATATATATCAATATGCTTTCGATACATTAGATAATCATTATATGTTATATAAGACAGATAATGAGTTTGAAACCTTAGGTAGTATATGGATGAGATTTAAGAGTCATCCAATTCCATTTCCACTAGCTTATAATACTACTAGTATAACAGGATCAGCTAATTTAACAGGTGAATGGAGTCTATTAAATGATACATTATCATATAGCTCTCTATCAGGATATATGATTAATCATGAAATACAACAAATGTATTGTAAAAATAATAGTATTAGTAATTTAGACTATATATTTACAGGACATACTTATGATTTTGGTATATATGATACTACAGCTTGGGTAGTAGGTAAGAAAGAAAATGGTGATGATGTATTAGTAATATATCAATATGATAATATAGATATTACATCACCTATAACAACTAATAGATTATCTATAGTAGTAGATGCTTCTAAAGATGCTCATTTAGGTTATCAGAGAGTACCTATAGAAATTAATTTAGGTAGTATTAATAATTATGTAGGTTCTTACCTATATAATGATTATATTATATTTGTTACTGTAGAACAATGGTTAAGTAGTACATCAGTACAATTTAGATTTAGTTGGTTTAATAGGTATTCATATAAGATAGAAACTACTCCATTCGACTATATAACAGTTAGTAATTTACCTACTACTATATATAATACTACAGAGAAATTATGGCAGATATCAAGTAGTAATGAATTTATACATATTATGTACGAAGCTATAAATACTAATGTTAATTCTGATTATGTTAATAGTATTGTTTCTATAGATATGCCTATAGATTCATTGAATACTTTTAGTAATCAGATAATTATTAATCAGTGGACAATGTTTATATGATAGTTATAAATATGAATAAAGAGTATAGATAATATGTCATTAAATAATCCATTATCAACAGATTACTTAAGATTTTCAGCTAATTCAATGTTAGATCTAATGAAGCAATATCTTAATAGTAATGGAAAATTTACTGATCAGTTATTTGAAGGATCTAATTTAAGTATATTATTAGGATCATTTTCTCAATTATATACAGTATTAATGTTTTATCTAAATAATAGCTCATCTGAGTCTATATTTACAGATTCACAATTATTTGAAAATATTAATAGAATAGTTAAAATGCTAGGTTATAATCCGATTGGCTTTATTACAGCTACATTTTCTACTAGTATGACATTAATGGAAAATCAGTCATTTTATAGTACTGGTATTAAAACTATTCCTAAATATACTACAATTAATACTGGACTATATGATTCTAAAGGATTTCCTATTAAATATACATTTGTTGAAGATTTTACTTTTACAGCTTCCTCAGTTAATGTAATAGAGTCAGATTCTAAACCATTATTATATAATGGTGAGTGGATATTATATCCTAGTACATTTTCTTCAACTGGTATACCATTTGAAACATTTACTATGAATGATCTTACTTTAGATGGAGTAAATAGGATATATCTATCTCATAATAATGTATATGTATATGTTCAAAATCCTGATAATACCTTTGATGAATATACTCCTACTACTAATCTATATAATCATTTATCTAATGAGAAGAAATTTGAGATCAGATTAAATGAAGATTATAAGTACACATTAAAATTTGGAGATAATATTAATGGAGTACAACTAAAGAGTGGTAGTGTATTATATGTTGTATATCTTAAATCTAATGGTTCTGATGGACAAATAGGTGCTAATGTACTTACTGGTACAACACCTATGTCAGTAAGTATTACAGGTTTAACTGAGTTATTTATTAAGCAGAATATTCTTAAAGTAAATACTAATACTCAATATATTAATTTTGGTAGCGGTAGTATTGGATATACTATTCAGCAGAATCCTGAATTACAAATGATTTCTTTATATAATAATTCAGCTTCTACATTCGTATCTGATATAGAGAATGCTGATAGTATTAGAACTAATGCTCCTAATTGGTTTAGAATGGGTGGAAGATTAATTACTGTTAATGATTTTGAACAATATATATTGACTAATTATTCTACATCTATATATGATATAAGTGTTATGAATAATTGGGATTATATGGCTCAATTTCAATCCTGGTTATATAAGTATAATAAACTAACTACAGATATCAGATATTTAGATTATAATTTTTCTGATACATGTGATTTTAATAATATATATCTATGGGTTAAATCATACAGTACTGATAATACAACAGTTAATCCTATATCTAATTCAGAGTTTGTATCTACTTCTATTAAGAGACTTATTGAAAGAGATTGTAATAGATTAAAACCAGTTACAGCTGAATTAGTATTTCTAGATCCATTTATGACAGCTTTTACTCCTCAGCTAGGAGGTACATATAGTATAGATAGTTGGGATACTCACTATGAAAATAAGATACAGTTAGTTAAAGAACGTAATACATTAATGACTACAGAAAAAATAAGACAAAATGCTATTAGTATTATTAAAGAGTTCTTTAATTTAAGTAATTGTAAATTAGGAATGAAAGTAGATATTAATGATCTATATAATCAGCTAACAGCTATTAGTGGTGTTCAATTAGTAAGAACTAAATATCTACCATATAATACAACTACTAGTACATATTATCCAGAAAGTTCAGCTCAATACTATAATGGATTAATGTTTGCTACATGGACTAAATTTATTGTAAATGGAGCAGATATACAAAAGTTTAGCGGTGGTTATCAGTTAGAGAATTTTCAATTTCCATATCTATATAATTCTTCTACTATTGGTAATCTTATAGAAGTTTATAGCGATACATTTAGTGCTGAAGAAGTAGAATATTAATCTTCTTCTTTAGGATGAGAGTCTTTATCATATCTTATTCATTTTATATTATTCATAATTATTTAAGAGATATTTTAACTCTTTCAGCTAATGGAAAATTAATAGATTTTATTACTCCTTTATCATACTCTTCTCTGTTAATTTTTATTGATAGATTACTACAAAATAAATATTCATGTATATTTTCAGCAGGTGTATATGAATAATATTTAAAGTTATACATTTCTCTTTCTAACCATCTGCTCCAATGAGTAGAGTCGACTTCACTACTAATAGTAATTTTAAAATTACTTTCGTATCGTAAATCAGCAAATTGTTCTAAAAATGATATACTATCTTTAATATTATCTCTTACAAACCTACCTCTTAGTATACACTGACTAGCTAATCTACTAATCATATTATTATAGAGGACAAGTATATAACATGTTATATATAGTTCAGGAGGATTTTTAATATCAAATGGTTTCCATTGAAAACCTAAATCTGTATTTAAAATAGTTTTCATAGTATTTCTCTAATTTTTATTTCTAATGGTAGAGTGTTTATTATTTTTAAATGTATATCTCGATTATTAAGATTATCAGGTATTAAATTCTCTAATAGAGAAAAACGCATATATTTAAATTTTTTAGGATTTTTATACATATCATCATAGAGAGGCATAAAGCTCCAATAAGATCCCTTTTCATTATAAAGTAAAATTCCTATATAAAATGAAAAGCATGACTTACGACGTTTAGATTCTATATCGAAAGAAAAATATCCTTGTGTTAATACTATAGAATTAAATTCAGTAGTGGCTGCTACTATAATAAATCTATCTAATATTTCATTTATATGATTTACGAAATATATACTATTAAACCATTTAAAATTATTTTTCATAGTAGAGATTTCTTAATTTTATGCTCTAAAGGTAAACTATTTATAATATACTCTCTTGTATTTTTATTTCTTAAATTATAATAATGATTAATAACAGATATATAGACATCTAGATTAGTTAGTTCCATAAAAGCTGATAAACTTTTATTTAATCTTCTAGAATAAAAATCATATATGTGATAGGATATTATATATTTAGCTATATCACTATTATTTTTTATTTCTCCTTGTTCTAAATGATACTCACTAGTACACATTAATATTTTTATAGGAGAGGTGATATTTATACTAGAAGTAAATTCTGTCAGTTTTAACCATTTAAATTCATTCATATATACTTTATATTTTTAACTTATTAGTTACTATAGTTGAATTCATCCAGTGCTCATCTGTTTGTACATGATTCCTTCTTACATATTTAGCTACTGATTTAGAGAAGTCAGTATAACTAAAAGAGTCTTTAAGTCTAACTACATAACCTTCTACATCTTTAGTATTATACTTAGAAGTAAATATATTATGTATTTCAGACTTAAATGGTCCTATATAAAATACTTCAATTGGAATAATATTTAGTAAATTAAACCATTCTATAGTAGTATTCCAATCTAGACATACATTATGTTCATTCCATATAGAAAATCCATAAAAATAACTTTTTAGATTATTATACTCTATACTATGCTTAGCATATAAATTTTCTCCACATATTCTCCAACCATCAGGTATATCATTTTTAATAGATGCGTGAAACTGTTTAACCCAATCTCTACTAGGATGATTTTTAGAGTCTAGACTTCTCGCATGTATATGATCATTATACATGCTTGTATTTTCACCATCCATTTTAAGACTTATTACTACTTCTTTATTCATAAGATGTTCTACATTATGTAGTTTCTTATCATCAGAAGCTACTGAGTCGGACCATGGTAGATGAAATGTTCTTGGATATTTAAAGTAATTGTTCATGTTATTATTATAATATATTTTAATATAAAAACAAGGTTAACTTAGTGAAATATTTAATTTTATCTCAAGAGGTAAGTCAGCTGCTACCTGATCTTGTATAACTTTAATTCTATTATTATAATCTAGATTTTCTAACCTAAAATTAGATAAATCAGACCAATATAGAAAACTAGATGAGTAGTAATATGATAATAATAAATACTGGTCATCAATATTAATATATAAGTCAGTACCTTTATTATTGTAACAATATTTACACTCATGCGTCACATAAGGTGTTTCTCTATCAATAGATTCTATAAAAACAACTACTACAGTCTGATCTATAGAAGGTTTTATATCTTTATACTTATTCCATAGTATTTTATTCATTTTAAAAATACTTTAATTTTTTGTTTAATAGGTAGAGTGTAGTTTAATTTAGATATTATTTCTTCATTATATATGTCTATATCACTTTGAATTAATGTAAATATACAATACTCCTGAATAGTATCATTTGTGTATATATCTCGCTGATAAGTGTGATATTCTTTATCATTATACTTTAATAATATGTTTAACAGTAGATGAGCTTGATCATAATACATTAGACTATCTTTTTTTGATTCAGGTATATCTAATCTTAGATTACTTAAGTAGTAATTAGATCTATAATGACTCGAATAACTTAATCCTAAGAAATTATCTAAATCACTATATATCAATATTCTTTTATCTGTATATAGATATTCTATAGTGTTATCTAATATATGTTTATAATCAACCCAATTTATACTATTCATAAAGTATTTTTTATTTTTAAAAATAACGGTATCTTATCTACATATTCATTAGGTCCTAACCAATATGTCCAGTATAGTCTACTTTTATCATAAAAATCACCTAAAAGATAACCTATATGAATCCAGCTTATTTCTTTAATATCATTTCTAAGTACGTAATATGTATATGTTTCGTAGTATGAGTGAGTCCATAAAAGCTGTTTATGTGAGGAGTAATTATAGCATATAGATATATTTTTACCTCTAAGAGGTGTATCTCTATCAGCTCTAAACCATTCTCTTTTCATAATATATATTTCAATTTGAAGGTAAGAGGAATTGTATCTAGTATACTCTGCTTTATATTATAATCATCTATATCTATATATTCATCTATCATAGATATAAGTATATTTTGTCTATATGTAGATATACTAAAATTTTCTTTATATTCTGTATAGATCAGATTATCAAATTTAGTAGATATGAAGTGATTATAGTCATTTATATTCATAAATCTACGATTTTTAATACTATAATTTAATAGATAATTAACACGCTCATAATCATTTTTAAAATAACCTTCCTGACATTTATAATCATATTTAGACATAATCTTCTTAGTTTTAAATATATATTTTTGATAGCAAATATCGGCATAATCTTTTTTAATTCTTAAAATAAAACTATTATTAGCTTTAAATATATGTCTACCTATTATAATACCTTGAGTTAAATTAAGTTTCTGATCACAAATAATCATAGGTCTATTAGTCTTAATATATCTATAATATTTTTGGGATTCTAATATAGTTTTATCCACCCACTTCATGTAAGAGCTTTCTTACTAAGCTTAATTATATTAATAAAAGATCTAAATGAATCAGGACATATAGACATAAGTTCAGCTGGTTTGATATTATGTTGTATGTAATTATACTGAGTTCTAGATAGTCTACACCAAAATATAATATTTTCATGATTAATAGTAGAATAGTAGTTATTATTTTGATCTACTAGATTAATACCGTAACCATGATCTATATCAGCTATAGCTATTTTATGTTCTAGAAGTGTCTTACGTTTAATTTTTACTGATTTTTGTTTAGAGAATTTATATTTAGGTGTCTTATCTCTATAAAATATAGCTAGTATTCTCATACCAGGTGTAGGTAATGTATTATCTTTTCTGAAATCTATCCATTCTAGATTAAGATCTGATAGTTCCATAGATATAAATCTCCTATAACTATGTAGAATATATACAGTATTTTATAAAATTCAACTGATTTTGTATAAATACATATTAGAACTGATGGAGTAAAATTAAAACATGCTTAAACTAATTACTGATGAACATATCACATTAAATGATATTGAATATATAACAGAGCAAACTAATTCAAATGCTCCTAAATTTATAAAGATTAAAGGTCCTTATATAGTTGCTGAAAGACGTAACGCTAATAAGAGATTGTATAAAAGAAATTTAATGGAAAATTCTATTAAAGAGTATGTAGATCATAAGATTAATAGTGGAAGAGGTTATGGAGAATTAAATCATCCTCCTTCTAGTGAAGTTAATATGGATAGAGCATGCCATATTATACAGAGTTTAACTCCTTATGAAACTGATAAAAATATATGGATTGGTGAGAGTGTAATATTATCTTCTAGTAATGGTCGTATTGGTACTCCTTGCGGTGATATAGTAGCCTCTATTATACAACATGGTGGAAAAGTAGGTGTTAGTACTAGAGGTGTCGGAGAAATAAATGAAGATAATATAGTAGAAAAAGATTATAAGTTAATATGCGTAGATGTAGTTACAGAACCTTCTATTGGAGATTTTTGTGATGGTATTCTCGAATCTAAAAACTTTATGATTAATACACATGGTGAAGTAGTAGAATATGCATACGAGAAATTAAATAAGCAGCTTAAGACTATACCTTCCGGTACTACTCTTTCAATAGAAGGTAAGCAGCATATGTATAGAATATTAAAAGAATTTATTAATTCAATATAAGGAATATAAAGATATGATTAGTTTTGAACAGAAGAATGAGATTAATAATCTCATTAATAATGTTTCATTAGGTAAGGGTAAGCTAGCTTTTGAATCTCTTAAACGTATTGTCGATATGAAGATTAAATCTTATAAAGATAAGATTAATAGTAAGATAGATAGTAAATCTCTAACTAAGTAATTTAGTTAATATAATTACAAAATTTAAGACAAAAATATATAAATATATAAAAATGTATAGGAGTTCGGATGAAGAATTTTAAAGATATTTTAACTAAACTCGATCCTAAGGGAGAAGTTTTAACTGAGTCAGCTCAGAATGAACTTGCTACTTTGATGGAAGAGAAAGAAAAGAAAATAGCTGAGGATGCATTTAAAAGAGCATCTAAGTTAACTGATGAAAAGATTAAGAAATTAGATGAAGTGTACGCTAATAAGTTAAAAGATTATGCTACTAAGATGGATGCTGATCGTTGTAAGAAGATGAGAGAAGTTGTCGAAGCTGTAGATAAAGATCATGCAATTAAATTTCAAAAAGCTATGCAGAAGATGGAAGAAGGATATGCAGCTAAGTTCGAACATGCTATAAAGGTTTTAGAGGAGTCTCATTGTAATAAACTTAAGAAGGCTGTTAATCATATAGATGCTGATCGCACAACTAAGTTAAAAACTGTTATAGAGACATTTGAAAAGAAAGCTAATAACGATTCTATAGTAGAGTCAGTTTCAAATTATTTAGATACATATATTTCTAAAACTCTTCCAGAGGATAAGATTCTTAAAGAAGAGAAGTTTAATAGAATGAGTAAGATAATTAATAGTTTAAAAGAAGAACTTCTCATTGATGATGAATATATACAAGAAGAAGTAAAAGAAGCTTTAGTTGATGCTAAGACTCAGATGGATGAGAAAGATCAGACTATTGATAAACTAATGATGGAAAAAGTAGAATTAAATAAGAAAATTGAAGTAGTTGAAGCTAAAGAACTACTTGAGTCTAAGATTAAGGATCTACCTCTTGCTAAACAGGCTTATTTAGGTACTTTATTTAAGGAATCTAATAAGACTGATATTGAAGAGAGATTCGATGAAGCTGTTAAAGCTTTTGAAGAAGATGAGGCGAAGAAGAGAGCTAAGCTCACTGAAGACGCTAAGTCAAAACAGAAGATCAATGTTAAACCTGCATCAGATTCTAGTGAGGTTAAGACAGAGAACAAGAAAACAATTAACGAATCAAAAGATAATACAGATTCAGTAATGAATGCGTATACTAAGATCGTTAAGAAAACCGCCGAAAAAGGCGCATGGAATTAATAAAGGATATTAATTAAGATGGATATGTTTCAGAATTTAGCTCCTGACTATCAGGAGAAGGTTGTTAAGCGTTGGGCTCCAATTCTTAACGCCGGTGGAAAAATCAAAGATGAGTACACTAGGATCGCCACAGCGTGTGTTCTAGAGAATACTCATAATGATTTCGTCGATAAGGGTATTTCTAAACCCTTAAATGAGGCTTACACTGACGGCTTCGGTGCTCAGGGTAGTTCTTCATACGGTGGTGGTGCTCTCGGTACTGCAACTGATTATGGTACTAATGACAGCAGAATTCCTACAATTGTCATTCCGACAGTCCGTAGGGTATTCCCAAGCTTACTTGCACATGAAGTTTGCGGCGTTCAGCCAATGAATGGACCAGTTGGTTTCGCATTTGCGTTTAGATCTCTTTATGACACTAACAGAAGTTTTGCTGCTGGTGATAATACAAGACAGAATGTTGAAATCGGTTACAATCAGATGGATTCAACTTTCACAGGTGTTTCAGGTAATGCTGGTACTGGTGATGCTTGGACTGCATTTGCTGGAGCTGGCACTACTGGTCTCTATGGTAATACAGTTGTTAATGGAAGTAATGGTGCTTCATTAGCTACTTCAGAGTGGGCTGCTATCGGTACTGATATGCCAATGGCTAAGTTCCGTATGGAGAAGGCTGCTGTAACCGCTGTTGAGAGAAAACTTGGCGCTCACTGGTCACTAGAGTTAGCTGAGGACATGAAGAAGATGCATGGCGTTGATGTTGATTCCGAAATGGTTAACATAATCTCTTATGAGATCCAGGCAGAAATCGACAGGCAGTTACTTGGAGAAATGGTCAAGGCTGCTATAGCAACAAGCTCTTATTCAACTTGGACACCTGTTTCTGCTGACGGTAGAAATCAGATGGAGAGAATTGGTACTCTTTACACACATATCTTAGACAAGAAACAGAACGTTGCAGTATTGACTCGTAGGGGTCCTGCTAACTTCGCAGTAGCTTCTCCTAAGGTTTGTGCATTAGTTGAGAGATTCCAGGACTTCGTTAACTGGAGTGGAAGTGAGACTTCTCAGGTTGATACTAACCAGATTGGCGTTGCTAAGGTTGGTACTCTTCGTGGCGGAATGAAAGTTTATCGTGATACATTTGCGGGTGGTAATTATATTCTCTTAGGATATAAAGGACCAAATCCGTATGATAGCGGTATTATTTTCTGTCCGTACATCCCGGTTCAGTTAATGAGAGCAGTTATTCCTTATAACTTCACTCCTGTACTCGGTGCTAGAACTCGTTATGGTATTCTTAATCATCTCTTCGGAGCAGGTTATTTCTACCATCAGATCATTGTTAATGGTCTAACTAGCAGCACATTAGTTGCTGATGGTTCAAGAGTATTCACCTACTAATTAAAAGTTAGTAATAAGTTCTATAACTTATAACAAATATAGATTAAAATACCGATAGAAATATCGGTATTTTTTTACTTCTATACCTTGTATTCTAAATAAAGTATACTATAATATATTATATGAATGAAGAGTATATAAAAATACAAAATATCTATAATGATCTAATTAGATTATATGATAAGAAAATTACATTTCTTAAAATAAGAAATAATAAATCTCTATCTAGAGATATTATTAATGCTACTAGCTTTCTATCTATAAAATCATCTATTTCTGAACGTATATATTGTATACTTAATAATTTAATTAGTCTACCCACATGTAAATATTGTAATACTAATAAAATAACAGAATTTAAACTTCATTTATTTCAGTATGTAGACTATTGTAGTGAGTGTAGATCTAAATCCATATTACAAAAACGTAAAGAAACATGCTTAGAAAAATATGGAACTGATAATGTATATAAGAGTGATATAATTAAAAATAAAATTAAAGAAACTAATATTCAGAAATATGGAGTAGATAACCCCTCTAAAAATAAAGATATAAGAGAAAAACAGAAACAAACATGTTTAGAGAAATATGGAGTAGATAATCCATACAAATCTGAAATAGTGAAAGAAAAGATTAGACAGATAAATCTATCTAATCTTAATGTAGAGTATCCTTCACAAAGTCCTATAGTACAAGAAAAGATAAAGCAGAGCAGTAGAGAGAGATATGGATCTGATTATTTTACTCAATCAGAAGAATATAAGAAAATACAATATAAAAAATCATATGAAGCTAGAATAAAATTTCTCAAGAAGATAGGATTTGAACCTCTATTTACTTTAGAGGAATATACTGGTACAGACTATAATAAACCTTATAAATTTAAATGTTCTACATGTAATACTGAACGTATTATTTATCTGTATAATTACTACGAACCAGTATGTCAAACATGTTTTCCATTTTCTAAAGTAGAAGAAGATATAAGAGGGTATATTAAATCATTAACATCCTTCTCTGTTAATAAAAGTAGAACAATAATATCACCCTTAGAATTAGATATGTATATATCTGAATTAAAATTAGCAATTGAATATGATAGTATATATTATCATACAGAATTAAGTGGTCTTAAAAATAAAGAATACCATGTCAGTAAGACTAATCAATGTCAGGATTTAGGTATACGATTAATACATATATTTGAAGATGAATGGTATTATAAAAAACAAATAGTTAAAAATAAACTTAAATATCTATTTAATAGACAGAGTAAGACTGTATATGCTAGAGACTGTATTATTAAAGTAATAGAAGATAATGATACTAAGAAAAAATTTCTTAGTAAGTATCATATACAGGGAGATAGTAATTCAAATATTAATTTAGGTATGTATTATAAAAATAGATTAGTAGCTATAATGACATTTTGTAGTCTTAGAAAATCATTAGGACAGACAGCTAAAGAAAATTATTGGGAGCTAATGAGATTTACTACTATATTTAATTTTAGAATTATAGGAGCTGCTGGTAAATTATTATCATATTTTGAAACTAACTATAAACCTGAATATATTATAACTTACGCTGATAGGAGATGGTCATCTTCTTCTAATTTATATGAAAAAATAGGATTTAATTTAAGTCATATTAGTAGTCCTAACTACTGGTACACACATAAAAAATTCTTTCCTAAAAGAGAATATCGCTTTAAGTATCGTAAGTCTAATTTACATAAAGTATTAGATATCTTTGATCCTGATATTACAGAATGGGAGAATATGAAAAATAATGGATATGATCGCATATGGGATTG